CGCTCGTACTATCCCCACCCATCCAGTCGCGGGAGCAGCTGTCGCACTGGCAGAACTTCGAAGAGAAGGTCTACCACGTGTGCCTACCGCTGCAACCGTTAAACTGGCAATGGAGCAACGAAAGCTCCTCAGTCGAGGCTTCCGAAATAAGTCGGCCGGAAAAGTCCGGCCTTCCGATCTCGGAGATGAATACCTCAACTACCAGTTTGGATGGGCTCCGATCGTATCCGATCTGCGAAAGTTTGCGCGCTCCATAAAGAGTGCCCACTCAATCATAGATCAGATCGATCGAGGCAACGGGCAAAATACCCGTCGCCGATACGAGTTCCCTACATCCACTGAATATGACTATGTCATAGACGAGCCAAACACCTCCAGGACTCCTGCTTTCGAGGGAGACATGGGGGGATGTGACGTGTGGATGATGGGTAGTGGACCAAATCACATTCGCAGTCAGTAGAGTACAAGCGGAAACGCTGGTTCTCTGGGTGTTATACTTACTACGTACCCCCAGCAAAAGATATGCTGGGGAGCGCGCGTAAGTATGAGGCATATGCAAATATGCTTCTTGGCACCCGCCTGACTCCGGAAGTAGTTTGGAATCTGGCCCCCTGGAGCTGGGCTGCCGATTGGTTTCTCAACCTCGGCGATATCGCCACCAACTTTTCATACTTTGGTGCCGATGGCCTGGCTATGCGCTATGGATACGTGATGGAATCTAACACCAGCACGATTCATCGCTCGTGGACCGGGAAGGTAAACCTTACCGGATCCCCGAACACCCAGATTAGCATCACTGAGGCCTATGGGTCTCAGACGATGCAACGCAGGTGGGCGTCGCCTTATGGTTTTGGCCTTACTTTCGAAGGACTCAGTCCTCGTCAGCAAGCCATTACCGCCGCTCTAGGTCTTACAATGACCGGACGTGGCAGATAGAAAGTGCATTACTCTAATCCTGAGTGATGTTTACACACCAACACAACTGAACAATAACTGAACAGTTGAACGGAGTTAAAGTGGCCTTTTCCGATCCGCAGTCGATCACAGTCAACGCTGTAGCTCAGTCGCTTCCTCGTGTTTCCACGGGGACGAATGAGTCATCGTACCGTAAGGACGATGGTTCGTATCGTATGTCCATCCGCCATTCGTATGGCAAGCGGACGCGTACGAACATCAAGGTTGACTTCGTGAAGGTTGCAGCAGACCCTTTCACGCCGAGCATCAACAAGGAAATCAACATGAATGTTGGTTTCACGGTTGACCGCCCGGTCGCGGGTTTCACCAACACCGAGATTAAGTATGTCGCGGACGCCCTTGTGGCGTACTTGACTGCTTCCTCGGGGGCGAACGTCACCAAGCTTCTTGGTGGCGAGAGCTAACTCATCAGTTAGCTGCGGGGCCTGTCTCATCCAGAGACAGTCCTAAATCGGAACGACCATTGTCATGATACACCCCCATAAGATGGAGGAAACATGAAAGGCCTATACCAACTCTGGACTGTCGCAGCGGATGAACTTGCTGCGATATGCCGCGTTGACGCAACCTTGGACAAAGATTATGTCCAAGGGAGGATAGAGAAGGAAGGGGTTTCGTTTCTTACGATTACCCTTACGAACTTCGGGAAAGCTTTCGAGCTTGCACTTTCCGAAGGTCGTACCGCAAGGTCTTCTAGTCCTAAGGAGGAACCCTTTGCGGGGTTTCAACGAAGGAAGAAGACGGGAATTCCTCACTTTCTGAGTGGATTCCTCGGCCTGATCTTCGATCCTCAATCAGGTGTTCTTCTCGAGGAGGTTAATGTTGAGGCGGTACGAGCCATACGCCAACTCTCGTTGATGTTTGGCAAGATACTTCTTCCCTGCAGCGATGCTAGGATGAAGGCCGCTTTCAACAACTACCTCGAGTGTGAGCAGGAACTGATCGCCAGCGATAAAGCCTTGTCCATCGACCTCTTTGAGGGCTTTGTACAAGCGTCGCTGTTGCTCTGGGGGGATGTTATGCAGCAAGTAGACGAAGACATCTACTACGGCCGCATCGTCCCAGCGCACGGACCCGGTGCCACGGCTGATCGCCTCGTCGCTAACGCGAAGTGGAATCAGCTTGAGTGGACTGATCGTTTGGAGGAGATATTCCCATTCGGGGAGTACCTCATTCCGAATTCTCGGTATCACACTGAGTACCTTTCGTTGATCAAGTTCCTGGAGCCTGGTCAAGAACGCCCTTCTCGGGTCGTTCTTGTACCTAAGACGCTCAAAACGCCTAGAGTTATAGCCATCGAGCCTACCTGCATGCAATATATGCAGCAAGGAATATCTCGATCCCTCGTCCCACGCTTGGAGATGTCTTACTCCAGGAAGGGGATATTGGGTTTCACGGACCAATCGATTAATCATCGAATGGCACGTGTCGGGTCAATCTCAGGAAGGTTGGCTACCTTGGACTTATCCGAGGCTTCCGACCGCGTTTCGAATCAGCTCGTGAGAGGCATGACTCGCAACTTTCCCAATCTTTCGAGAGGGATAGATGCGTGCCGATCACGATCAGCTGATGTGGATGGTACAGTCATACGGCTGACCAAATTCGCG